GCACCACGTAATTCAATGTAGTGTACCCATGAACGTAATGTACCATTCATGTATAGACGTGTTTTGGTAAGTCCTTCCGGTAGTACAGCACGAGCCTGTTCTTTAGCAATACCATTGTCAATCGCCCATTTGTAAGCCATTTTAGATTCTTCAATTACACGTTCCTGCATTTGTTCCCAGCGATCTTGCAAGCCGCCTTGATACTCATCATCCATATCTAACTCAATTGAGTTTTGACGGTTCTTTGTATCTTGTAGTCGTGCTTCACGCACAACAAACTGATTTCCCATCTCTGCAGGATCAGCATAACGCTGACTAAACTCTTGGAAAGCAAAACTACGATGACGTACAATTTGATGTGCTATGTCTCTAGTAGTATTAATTTCCAAACATGCACTAACCATTTCAAGTGGTGACCAGTGTTTATGTTTGATCAAATATTTTACAAGTTTTTCACTTGTTTCTGAATTCATTTGGTTTGAAGGATTACTTACTCTTGCACAAAAGGCTACAAGATCTAACATATCATCGTTACTAATACCTTCGCTTACATATTCTAAAGTAGGTCTACTATAACTAACCAATTTAATCATTTACTTGTTCTTTCCTTTTCTCTTTGCTTCGGCGTTTTTACGTTTTATTGTTTTGTTTACTTTTTTCGTAAAAGCATCTCTGGCTTTTTGTACTTGCCCTTGCAAGTCTGTCATGTTTACTCTAAAGTCAATATGTTTGATGTTTGCACCGTGTTCTCTAATTAAATTGTTTACTCTTAGAGCGGCATCTGGCATGTTATGACTTTGTGCTACAATGTTAGGCACGTCAATAACAATTTTTTTGTTTTGTTTTAGATTGAGTGTTAATTCTCTGATGTGCTGGATGGGAAGGGATTCGATTTGTATATCATCTATTACACCTTCCCATTCAGGTTTGACTTCTTCGTCACTGGATAGTATTATTCTTCCAGGTGACTTCGGCATTATGCACTAGTCTTTGTTTTTTTCGCAGTTGTCTTTTTAGGTGACAACTCGTCTGCTTTTTTACGAAGTTCTTGTACTTCTTTATATAGTGCGTCTGCATCTGCTCTATATTTGGTAGCAAGATCTTCATCGGACATAACTCCTTGGTCGTCTACAGAAACTTCATTTGCTACTGCAACTGTTTTACCAGGTTGTCCACTTTCAGTAAGTGCAAGTTCATCAACGCCAACTCCTCGTTGGTCAGCAATAATTTTATTCAACTCATCTAGTTTAATCCATGAGTCTTTAGTTGTTGCTGGTGTCATTGTTACTTCACTTGTTGGAACCTTTTGTAGATGGCCTTTAGCATGTAATGAAGGCAACATAGTACTTCCATCACTAAATTTACGTACATTTAAAATTGTCGCAAATTCAAATGCCTGTTGTGACTCATCTTTCATAACCAATGAATCTAGTTCATCGTGATATGTTTGTTTTAGTGCCGCAGTAGGAATCACTAAAGCATTATTTGGTTCACCCGGTAGGGTTCTAAATGCAACTAATACCTTTGTTCCTGAGCCTACGTGGCCTACGTGTTTAACTGCCATAATTTACTCCTTTGGAGCCTCTGCTGGTTGAGCAGGTGCTGTTGGTTGTGCAGGTGCGGTACCTTCTGCTGGTTTTTCACCTTCTGCTGGTGCAGTGTTTTTTGGTGTAATAGCCGCTAAGAAAGTATCAAGTCTATTGTAAGTACGTCCTACAACTTCCATTTCATTAGGCTTGTATGCACCGCGTTGACTTGCAACGTCGATGATTGCTTTTAGTGCTTGTAGATCTTGAACTGTAAGATCCGGTGCACCTTCTTTGGGTGCTTCTGACTTAGGGGCCTCTGTCGCTGGCGCCTGAGTTTTATTTTCTTCCGTCATTTTGAGTTAACTCCTATTAGTTTGTTTGTTATAACACTAGTAATTAGTATTCAGGACTGGTCATCTGATGCAAATGTGAACAACCCAAAGAGAACATAGTTGACTCACTTGCTTCTTCAAAACCTACTTTATATACGATTTCCATTTTGGTATCAACAATTTCTGTGTCGCTAACAATACAAAATCGTCCGCTTAGATTATTGTAAATCCATTCTCTACAAGTGTCAATATCTTTAGCAATGCTCCAAGAATTTCCATTTAGATTTACAGTTGTCCAATGTGTAGGACAAAAATTTAATTCTCTTATTTCTAAAACGTTAAGTGCATTTGGCGTGTCGTGCATGAATCTCATGAAATACTAATCATCCACGGTTGCCCTGTTACTTGAATATGAACTGCATTAACTACAACTGCAATTAAAAACCATTCAACATAACCCATTATGCCGCCTCCCTTTTGCTTTCATCATAGTGGCAAGTAATACCATGTGGTGCTTCAATTGATGTATCAGAATGAATAACCCAAATAGTATCACAATAATTTTCATCACCCCAGTTCCAAGAATAACCATCTGTAAACACAATTAGTTTCTTAGGCTGGATATCGTTTTCTTTCATATAAACCCAATTAGCATCAAAGTCAGTACCGCCGCCTCCAGCAAGTTCGTAATCTTCAATGCTTTCTCCTGCATCAGGTGTAAAGTCTTGTTCGTTGTATACTTCTGTATCAAAACACCATACTTTAATTTTGTAATCATCATATTGATCACATATACCTTTTACTTCACTCAAAAAGTCTTTTGCTTCTGCACTACCAATTGATCCAGACATATCAAGTGCAATAGCAATATCAATAGTCTGATCAAAATCCATGCCAGGAAGGATAGCACCTGTATGCCAACCTTTACGTGAAGGACGAGTAAATGTGTAATTACTTTTCAATACACTTTGAATCTGTTGGTTAAGAAGTTCACGCCAATTCATTTTAGGTTCTGTAAGATCTTTAATAAGACGTGCAACACCTTTAGGCACGTTGCCTACACCTGCCGCCTGTGCCGCAGATACCATTGCTTCTTTCATCTCGTCACGTATCTTTTTAAGTTCTTCTTTAGAGTATGAAGGCTGTTTACCTTTACCACTCTTACCTTTTTTAGTTTTACCGTTAGGACCTTGACCTTTGCCTTTTTCCCAATCAATATGTTCGTCAAGTAGTTTACCAAGTTCTTTAAGTTGTTCTTCATCATACTTTTTATAGATGTCATCATATACTTGTTCTGATGACCAACCATAATATTTTGTATCATGAAAAGGCTTGACTTGTGTAATTACTTCGCCAATGTTATGACGAATCAAATCACCGTTTACACAATAGTCAGCCGCAATGTTATAAATGTTTGCTTCACGATCATCTCTACGTGTAAAGTGATCATATACACAGTGTAGGATCTCGTGACCAAACAAAAATTCTGTTTGTTTTTGATTAAGACTGTTTACGAAGTTTTCATTGTAATAGAAGTTTTTACCGTCAGTTGCGGCAGTAGCACACCAATCTGTGGCATCAATAATTTTAAGGCGTGTTGCTAGATTACCAAAGAAAGGCTGACGAATCAACAGTGCGATTCTAGCCGTGGTTAATTTTTCTTTTACTTTAGCACTATCAACAGTAGGATCCTTTTCATAGATCTTACCTTCCATCATGCTCTGTTCTACTGCGGTTGTATCTCTTGACATATTTTGCTCCTAACTTTCTAACTATACTTATAGTATAGCATCTAACGGATATTTGTCAATCAGAATTGTGATAAAAATCGCTTTTGCATGTCCAATTTGGCTTTTTTATATGAAATAGATTCTGCTAGATGTTGTGGTTTATATTGGCCTGGAACAAATATATATTGTACCATATGACTAGGCATTTTGGATGTTTTTAGTCCATCTCCTGCATCTACTACAAAATTAATTAACTCTTGTTTGTGGATAAGTGCGGCACTATCAATATCGCAGATCAGCAAATAATCTGCATAACCTGCCGGCAGTGTTCTTCCTGCACTTGAACCTCTACTATTCATAAGTTGTAGATCGGATACATGCTTTTTCTTTTTCTTTGTTTTAAGAGTAAACAAACTTCCTTTTGAATACTTCATTTCTATTGTAGATGCTTCAGGTCCAATATGATCAACACCTTCCAAATTAACATATACTAATTCGTTGTTGCTAAACAACTCCAAACTACGTTCCAAAAGATCACTCTTATCAAAACGCAATTTACGTTCGTCTAGTTCATCTCCAATTGTATCTACTAGAGTAACATACTTGTTCCAATCTATATTTTGTTGAAACCATGTTACTAGGTCTACAGTATTCATTCTTATATCCTTTTACTATAATTATTATAGCAAAAAGTTTTCTAAAGGTCAAGTGATTTGAAATAATTTGTTGATTTTATTTGGTGGTGTTGTTATAGAAGACATTTCTTCAAAACTTGCACATTCGTAATCCCACCACTTGCGATGTCTTTCAGGACGGTAATTCAAATCAGGTTCTTCAAAAACGCCACCTTTGTAATGTATAACAATTTCTAATTTGCCATTAACTTTATCTGCAGGTATGCAAAAAAAGTAAAATTGTTTGTCAATTGTATTGTAACCACAGATCCTTACTAATCCTTCTTTGTGTTTAGTGCCAGGTACTGCAAAACTATGAGTCCACATGCCTCTTAGTACATGATTATTTCTAAAATTACTAGTAGTAAACTTTGCATCTGATTTATCACTAAAGTCACTACCGTGACCTAGTGTAATAGCAATATCTTTATTGACACACCCTATTGCAAGTTCTAGTAAATCTTCGTATGTGAGATTGCGTAAAAAATCTTTTGAATAGGCAACATCAATTTCTGGCTGGTGATAATAGATTTTATCAAGTAGGAAATCTTTGATAATTTCATTTTGCTCGGCTCTGCGAGAGAACCAATCCATTTTAAGCCGTGTTTCAAAATCCATACCAATAGTAGTTACCGGATTTGCCAACATTTTTAAACCTCGTTTGAAAGTGGGGAAAGAAGCGAGGGGATCCGAAGACCCCCTCTATAGTTAGTTAGGATGCCATAGCGGCTTGAACATACTTGCCGTACTTGTCATGGAAACGGTCAAAGTTTTTCAAGTCTTTTGGCGAAAATGGCAGTTTATAAGTAGCGATAGCAACTCGCGTACCCATTACAACTAGTTCAGTTTCAAAATTATCCATCATAAAACCAAAGAAGTTATCTGCCATTTGTGTCCAACCCTTCTCCTTGCGTTTGAACGCCTCTTGAAGTTCATAGCACATACTTACAGTTAGTGAATACATTGCCGAAATCTCTTTCGTCTCCATAGTCTTAACCTTGCCATTAAGTATGTCTGTTGGATTAGGCAGTTTCGCCGCAACCTTACGGTGTGCCGCAAATTTAACTGCCAGGCCTTCGCCGACTGAACCTGCTACCAAGTCTGTTAGTGTAGACTCTTGCAAGTTATCATCGAGAAGTTCGCTTACGAAACTCCAAGAACGTGGAGTTGCGAATGCACGTGAACTTGACTTAGGATCAAAATCATATAGATCTTGTTTTGCAAAAGTCAAGTAACCCACAACGTCTGCGTGGATTTTATGTTCTGTCGCCCATGTCAACCAATCTTCAAAGTCAACACGTAGTTCTAAGTGTACAAACCTGTTAGCAAGTGGTGCCGGCATACGATAAGTAACACCCTTATCAGTTTCACGGTTACCTGCCGCAACAATTACAACATTGTCTGGAAGTTTGTAAGTACCTACCTTACGATTAAGAATAAGTTGATATGCCGCCGCTTGTACTGCCGGCGCCGCAGAGTTCATTTCGTCTAGGAAAAGAACAATAGTTTTGAATTTCTTAGCAAATTCTTCGTCTGGCAGTTCACTTGGTGGTGCCCATGCCATTACATTATCATTTGCCGCATAATAAGGGATACCTTTAATATCTGTTGGTTCCCACAAAGACAAACGTACATCAATAAGATGTGCATTGTCTAGTGCGTCAGTAATCTGACTCATAATATCTGATTTACCAATACCTGGAGGTCCCCACATAAAGATTGGACGCTTCAGTTTCATTGAGTGTTGTACAGCCACCTTTGCTTCGTTTGGTGTAACTGTACGTGCTTCTGTTGTTTGTGCCATTTGCTATGCTCCTTTGTTTCTAACTATAACTATATAATACACTCAACACAGAAAAAGTCAAGCGGTTTTTCCACTTTTTTACAAAAAAACTGTCCAAAATGAGTGATTAATCTTCTAGTTTAGATGCCATGGCACGGGCAAGTCCGTATTGCTTAATATCTCCAGCAAACATCATAAGTTGTAGACCCATTTTTTCGCTAAAAACATAGATTCTTTTCTTTGTAACGTAATACGGACAATCAATAAAGTTGTCTAAGTACAAGAATACTTGTGGTGTAAACTTAATTTCGTTTGGAAATTTAATTTCATACGTGGCCAAATCAGCATGATCGACAGCATATTCAAACCCGTCTTTGGTTAAACGCAATCCACTATCGCCTTTCATGCGTGTGTTTTGCCACCATAACATATAGTTCTTTTTTATTTCAGTCTCAGTAATGTTTTCTGCATTAGCAGAGATCATAAATGTTTTAGTGTATGCTTCTTTGATATCCATTATGCGATTTTATCGCCTTTAGTTAACTTGAAAACCTCAAACTCTTTTGATTTGAATGTAGAGTTTAATTTCTTTGCCAAATTAATTGCATGTCCAGGATTTGAAAAACTTGTTTTCTTATATTTAGGTCCTGGTGTAGGCGATATTGAATTTGAACTTTTTAGGTTAAAAGGCTTGCCTTGATAAAACACTGCCCAGATAGCATCAGCATCTAGTACTTCTTCTCTACGATATGTGTTCTTATCAGTAAATTCTAATAGAACATTGGGTTTAGGTCTACTCATTATACGCAATTCCTTTAGTTAACTACGTATATATTTATCGTTTTTTAGAAGTTTCCGCCGTCCATTTGTACGTCTACATTTACTTCTTGTGGCTGTTGTAGGCGTTTATCTTGCAGTTCTACAAGCCTTGTCATTAGTACTGCAATACTATCTGCAAGGTCTTTGTATTCTTTAGAATCTAGTTTAAGTTCCCTTTGTTGAGTTTTAGATGCAACCTTTGCTTTTTGCAAAAAGTTCTCAATTGGAATAGTATTAACTGGATTTCGAGACATTTGATAATACCTGACGCATTTCTAATTCTGTTGTAAAAGGTCCTTTGTAATCATATCTTTGCAAAGTAATAAGTTTAGGGCAAAAACTTTTTACCCAACCTTTTGCAAATTTAATTGTATAGTAACCTGCACAATATAAACTTTTCGACTTTCTACTTTTACTATATAAAGGTAAATTATTTTGTACATCTAACAGTGGATTAAATGCTTGTGTGCTTGTTGGATATCCATGCACTTCCATTACCTTGCTGTCTTTTGTTTTCTTTTTAACAGCACTTTCAAAAAAGTCATGACCAAAAGCATCATATACTTTCTCAACGTTTTCAAAGTGAATTTTATCTTTTGGCGTTACAAGTATATAACCTTCTTTGTTCTTTTGTAGTGTGCCTACTTTCTGCCCATAGTTTTGTACAATCCAAAACTTATTAGGTACAAGTTGTTTTGCTTCTAGTTCTTTAGACATATTGTCCTCCGTATTTTGCAGTTAACGGTTTAGCAAACGTTTCTGCTTGTTCTGTAATTTTGTTAAGTTCATAACTATTCGCAAATTTAATTAAACGAATACCTACCTGCGAAATATTTTTTTGTGCATCAATACCTTGTGCAATAGTTTGTCCTATAAGTTCTTTTACCTCAGGAGGTTGTGCAGATAAATCACAAAGTGTTACGTTTCGTGTGTAATCATCTAACACTCTGTGTTCTTCTCCCAAATGATCTGTCCAACGTTGTAACATAAGGTTATTCCAATTGAAACCTTTTGTTGTTCTATCTTCATATGCTTCTAGTAAACCAACTTTGTTTTTTGTGCCTTTTTTACGTACACCTGGATAAGCACTAAACACATTGTCACTAGTATCACCCCTCATACATTTTTCAAACAACAACCATTGCGGATCAGGTGCACCTCTAGGTTCTTTAGTTTTTTTATCTATAACTTCTTTGCCTTTTTCATCAAAATAACCTTCGTGTGTGATAGTTACTTTTTGTACACCATTATATTGTTTTACATTAGGAGCAATTAGTTGTGCAAAGTCTCCATCAGTTGAAATAATTACATGATCGTCTTTAGGATGTGCTTGTATCCAACCAGCAATAAGATCATCTGCTTCAAGTTGTTTATGTTGTAACACAGTACAATTTGTTTTATCATTTAAGAAGTTTTTAAAGTCATCAAATGTTTCCCAGAACACTTTGTCTTCTTCTTGTTGTGCCTCTGTTAGTGCATCTCTAGTTTCTTGCCTATTTCTTTTATAAGGCTCATAAAAGTCTTTACGCCAACTTCTACCTTCTAAACAAAATACAACATGACTACCATTAAAGTCTTGCCATGCTTTTCTAATACTTTGAAACGTTGTATGTAATGCCATGCCAATTTTCATATCAGCATCGCCTCTTACAGCATGTCTTGCTCTAAAAAATGTGTTTGCAGTATCAACTAGTATATAAGTCATGCTTTCTCCGTTAAATATTTGTCTGTGTACCATTTTTTAAATGTTGGATTTTCTTCCATCACTTGAATTACTCTGTTT